TCAACAAAAACAGAAATTGAACAGCAGAAAGACATAGTTTCTGGGATCGAGTATTACCAGCTGGTTGTAGATTCACTAACGCAGTCGATGCAGGAATTTTATGATAAAAAAACTGGAATTCTAGTATTAGATGAAGAATCAATAGGTTTATACGATGCTCAAAACATAGCGACAAAAGAGTTGATTCGCTTAATTGGTTTAAGAAAAATTGCTGAAACTGATTTTCAAATAATCGCAAAGAATACAGGCGACATTTTATCAAGCGGATTTGAGGACGCTATTTTTTCTGGTCAAAAATTAAGGGAAGTAATCAAAGCACTTGGTTTAGATTTGGTGCGGATGGTGTTTCAACAAACTGTTACAACGCCAATGGCTGCGGGCGTTTCTAGTTTCTTGCAAAATATGTTCAAGGCTTCAGGCGGCCCAGTATCTTCCGGCTCACCTTACGTCGTTGGCGAGAAAGGCCCAGAGCTATTCGTGCCAAACAGCAGCGGCTCGATTATTCCAAATAGCAAGATGGGCAGCGGTTCTAGCGGCGCTGGCGGCACAAACGTCAACATAACCTACAACATTGCGTCCGGCGTTTCGCGCTCCGATCTCGCTCCGATCCTTGAACAGCAACGCAAATTGCTCAAAGCAGAGATTCCCGACATGGTTCGTCGCGGAGGTGGCTATCGTGCAGCGTTTGCTTAATAAACATCATGGCAATTTCATACCCACTCACACCTCCGGCGGCGCTTGTTGCGTCTAAATTGATGATTACTGGCGTGAGTTCCACGCGTCGGAATATCTCGCCTTACACGTTGCAATCTCAGCAATACAACTGGACTGGGCAAGGCTGGCTCGGCTCGGTCGAGTGTCCACCGATGGTGCGTGCTGATGCAGAGGCGGTGATCGGGTTTCTGCTCGCAGCGCAACGCGGCACATTCTACTTTCAAGATTACGCAAATCCAAATCCTCGCGGTGCAGTCACCGGCACGTTGCTTGTCTCAAGTGCGACGGCTAATGATACGACGCTCGGCTTCAGCGGCGCGACTGGCAATTTCGCGGTCGGCGACTGGATACAAATCTCGACCTCGCTTTACAAGGTGATCCAAGTCAACTCGTCATCGAGTGTGGACTTGTTTCCGTTGTTGCGTGCGAGTTACGCGGTCAGCACGCCGATCACGAAGGTCAACGCAAAAGGCGTATTCCGACTCGCTGAACCTTCGACGCAATGGAGTATCGAGTTAGCTAACATTTACGGCATGAGCTTCAGCGTGGTCGAGGACATCGCATCATGAGCATCACAACCGCTGGCAGATCATTGAGCAATGACATGGTGACTGAGGTTTCTGCGTCACAACTAACACCGATCTTGTTAGCGTCGTTGGAGTTTTCTCCGGTGATTTATCTTTGGAGTGGTTATGGAAATCTGGTCTACAATTCGATCACTTATTTGGGGACTGGTGAATTTGGAACGATCTCACCTATCGAGGAAACGACCGATCTTTCGTCTCGCGGAATTTCTTTGGAACTTTCAGGTGTTTCAACAACGCTAATTGCTGAAGCTCTTACAGAAAATTACCAAGGCAAAAACTGCACGGTGCTATTCGGTGCGTTGAATTCAAGCGCGGCGCTGGTATCGACACCGATTACGATCTTCTCTGGTCGAATGGACGTGATGAATATCTCGGATGACGGAACATCGCAGACGCTAACGATGACGGCTGAGAATCGGTTAATGGATTTTAGGCGTCCTCGCGAGGTTCGTTACACACATCAAGAGCAGTTGCAGTTACGAGCCAGCGCAACCATCGCCGATCTTGGTTTAATTTACGTCAATGCTATCCAAGAAAAAGAAATTTACTGGGGCAATGAAAAGCTCGCTGCTCCAGTAATGAGTAATGGCGGCGGCGACTATGGCCCAACAGAATACGCATGATGACGCGCAAACAAAACTGGACTGACGAGCTAGTCGCTTTCATCGAGGAGCGTCGGCACGAGCCGTTCGCGTGGGCGAAGAACGATTGTTGCTTGTTTGCGTGCGACTGGATTAAGCGTGCGACTGGAACTGATCCGGCGTTTCAACTGCGCGATCAATATCATTCCGCAATCTCAGCGCATCGACTTATCAAGAAGCACGGCGGCATTATCGGAATCGTGCGTAACTACGGAGAGCCATGCGGGATCGAGCGCATCGAGTCATCAATGGCGCGGCGCGGTGATATTATCGTGAGCGATTGCGGAGATGGCGACTGCATCGGGGTTGTTGTAGGCGCAGAAGCGGCTTTTGTTGGAGTTAGCGGATTGCTTTTTAATACGCTAAACGGAGAAAAGAAATCAACCTGCTGGAGACTTTAATTTTATGCCACAGGCATTACCCCTTTTACTCACTAAGATTGTTGTCGCAATAAAAGCAATTACGGTTGCTTCCATTCTGAAGTTTGTCGCGGTTACTGCTGCATCGATGGCGGTGTCAAAGCTGCTCGCGCCTAAAGCTCCGAGCTTTGCGGATTCATCTCTCTCGACTCGCTCGCAGATGATCCGTTCGCCGATCTCGGCACGGCAAGTGATTTACGGTCAATGCAAAGCGTCAGGCGTGATCGTTTACATCTCGACGACTGGAACAAAAAACGAGTTCCTGCATCTCGTGATTGCGATTGCCGGTCATGAGTGCGAAGAACTCGGCGACGTTTATCTCAACGACGAGAAAATTATTACAGGCTCCGGCAACACGGTCGATGGCGGCAGCAAATATCTTAACAAGATTTCAATCGTTAAGCATCTTGGAACGACTCCGCAGACGGCTGACGCGGCGTTAATTGCTGCGACGACCGGCTTAACCGCTGACACAGGGCAATGGACTTCCGCGCATCGCTTAGACGGCATCACTTACATTTATGCTCAACTAACTTGGGACGCGGAAATCTATGTCGGCGGCATCCCAAATATCTCGTGCGTCGTGAAGGGGAAAAAGGTTTATGATCCGCGCACGACGACAACGGTTTACTCCGCGAATCCTGCGCTCGCGGTGCGTGATTATTTATTGAACACGAGCATCGGCATGGCGATGACGAGCGCGGAGGTTGATGACACTTCGATCACGGTTGCGGCAAATGTTTGCGACGAGCAGGTGCAGATTCTGCCAGCGTCGCCGGTAGTCTACGAAAACCGTTACGAGGCTAACGGCGTGATCATTACGAGCGCAGCGCCGGATGAGAACATCGGCAAGCTACTCAGCGCAATGGGCGGTATGATTGCTTACTCCGGCGGCAAGATAGTCGTATATGCAGCAAGCTATCGCACGCCTACCGTTACGCTTTCCGAGAAGCATTTCGTCGGCCCACTCAATGTGCAGACACGAATCAGCGCACGCGATCGCGTGAACTCGGTCAAGGGGGTTTATGTCAGCGAGTCGAACGACTGGCAGGTGACAGACTTCCCAGCGGTCACATCCGCGACCTACGTCAGCGAGGACAACAGCATCGTTTATTTCCGCGACGTGGTCTTGCCGTTCACGACTTCGCCTAGTTGCGCTCAGCGTCTCTCGGTGATTGAGTTGCGTCGCGCACGCGAGGAGATCACCTTCAGCGCACGCTTCCGGCTAGAGGCAATGCAGGTTCGCGCAGGCGACACGGTGATGATCACGAACGCCAAGCTCGGCTGGAGCGCAAAGGTATTTGAGGTGATCGAGTGGCACTTCGCGACCGAGGGCGAACCACCGTTGCTCTATGTTGACATGACGCTCAAAGAAACCGCGTCGACCGTTTACTCGTGGACGACGGCAGACGAGATTTACGTCGCGGATGCGCCCAACACTAATCTGATCGACCCGCGCAATCCATCGGCTCCGACCTCGCTCACGCTAACGGCGAACGGCACGACGCAACTGATCCAAGAGGACGGCACGGTAACCTCGCGCATCAAGGCGAACTGGGTCGCGCCGAGCGATGAATTCATCCAGTCCGGCGGCATGGTCGTGATGGAATATAAGCCAAGCGCATCGACGACCTACATAACGTGGTCACGCAACGAAGGCACAGCGACCGAGGATTTCATCAGCGGCGACATCAAGATCGGTCTGACCTATAACGTGCGGCTTTATGGCGAGAGTTACTTCGGGGTTAGCACGAGCTACCTGACCGGCAGCGTGAACGTGACTGGCAGCACGACCGCGCCATCGGCTCCGGCTAATCTAGTAGCAGCATCAGGCGCGGGACTGATCGCGCTCGACTGGGACGACAACACGGAGCCAAACATCCTGACGTATTATTTATACCGCAGCACGACAAACAATTTTGCGGCATCGACAACGATCTGGAACGGATACGCCAGCGGTCGAAACGATGTCGTGATCACGGCCAGCACCACCTTCTTTTATTTTGTCAAAGCCGAGGACACGCTCGGCAATCTTTCGGCGGCGTCAACCGTGGCTTCAGCGCAAGCAAGCGCGGCGGGATCAAACGGCGCAAACGTCGCCTTTGCTTTTCTTTATCAGCGCAGCGCGACGCAGCCAGCGCAGCCAGCGAGTGCGCTAACCTTTACTTTCTCGACCGGCTTGCTTAGCGGATCACTCGGATCATACACGCAGACGGTTCCGGCTGGCACGCTTCCGATTTACGTTTGCACGGCGACTGCATCTAGCACGAGCGCGACCGATACGATCGCCGCATCAGAGTGGGCGACTGCGGTCATCCTCGCGGAGAATGGCGCAGCGGGTGCAGCTGGTGCGGCAGGACTAAACGTCGCTTCGGCTTTAATTTATCAGCGCAGTGCAACCTCACCTGCGGTTCCTGCATCGACGCTCACATTCACCTTCAGCACAGGCGTGTTAAGTGGATCGCTCTCGCCGTGGACACAATACATACCAACGGTGAACGGTCAGCCGTGCTGGGTTACATTTGCGACCGCGAGCAGCACGACTGCAAGCGACACGATCACGAGTGGCGAGTGGGCTGCGGTAACGAAGTTGGTCGAAGATGGTGCAAACGGCACGAACGGCACCAATGGCACGAACGGAACTAACGGCACGAATGGGGCTGCGGTCACCTCGGTCAGCGGATCGTTCAGCACCATCGGATTAAATTCCGGCGGTCAGTCTACGGTCGTCACGTTGGCGAAAACTCCGGTGAACACCGTCGTGTTAGTCGTAGCAAATGTCGTGATGGAAAACTTAGACGCGGTCGCAGATACCGGCGTGACCGTGAGAATTTTCCGCGACTCAACCGTGATAAAACTTTTCCCGAATTTTAGTTTGTCGGCGTATGAAACTTCCGCGAACGAGAATTTGAGTTTTGCTGACACGGGGCTGACGGCGAACGTCTCCTACAGCTATACCATCAAAGCATATCGAACGGTCAGCGGCGCAACGATTGATTGTCAGAGCGCAGACCTGACGTTGTCGGGTTGATGTGATTAGTTTTGGATACAAGAGACGCGGTGAACGATTGCGTTTACATCGCAGCTTCGCGCCAGCATAGTAACTTTGGTGCTTTCGTAAGTCTTTGATACTTAAAGACTAGGACAAGGCAGGAAAATAAGTAAGCGAATAGT